TATGCCGTCACCACCACCAAATTTTAGTATATCGTTTCAAAACGAAGTAGTAATATATGAACAAAATATAATTTGTCATGTAAAGGATAATGAATTTAATTTATCATATAACCCAACCTTACTACAAAGCAATTCATTTGATGGATGTGGCTTTATGTCTCGATCATTAAGTTCCCCATTACCTGAGGTAAAAGGATTTGCCACAGCATCATACTTTGAACCATACGTTACTACTATTGGTTTATATAATGATCAAGACGATTTGTTAGCGGTAGCTAAATTAGGACAACCTATACCTCTATCACAAAACACAGACATGACGTTTGTAGTTAGATACGATAAATAGAATAAAATAAAATTGTTATGAATAAATGGATATGTGGGGAAGACTACAACCCCGAAGACTACACAGGTTTTGTCTATAAAATTACAAACCTTACAAATGGAAAATTCTATATTGGAAAGAAATCATTCTTCCATAATACTAATGTTAAATTAGGTAAAAAGGAATTAGCCGCACTCCCCACAGCTCGTGGAAAAAAACCCTCAACTAAATTAGTTACTAAAGAAAGTAATTGGAAAGATTACTGGGGTTCTAATAAAGAATTAATACAAGACGTTAAAGAATTAGGACCAGAACATTTTGAATGCCTTATTTTGCGTTTATGTAAAACCAAAAAACAACTAACCTACTTTGAAGTACATTACCAATGTATGAGTGATTGTTTATTAGGTGCTAATTCTTACAACGATAATATAGCTGGAAAGTATTTTTCTAGGGATTTTTACTAATTTAATATATTAGGTAAATTCTTTTTCATATTTATAATAAAAATAAATTATGATAGGAATATATAAAATAATAAACCCTAAGGGTCAAATTTATATTGGTCAAAGTATTGATATTGAAAGAAGGTTTAAAGAGTATAAAAAACTTTATTGTTCTCAATCTAAAAAACTTTATTATTCTTTAAAAAAATATGGTGTTGAGAATCATATATTTGAAATTATAGAAGAATGTAATATTGAGATACTTAATGAAAAAGAAGAATTTTATATTTTATTATTTAAAAGTCATATAAATGGGCTTAATATAAAACTAGCTTCAAAACCCTCATGGACCGGAAAAAAAAGACCAGAGCATTCTGCTTTAATGAAAGAAAAAAAAACATTATGTTATATAAGAACAGAGGAGCATAAGAAACATATATCTAATATTATGACAGATGTTTGGAATATAAAGAAAGAAGAAATAAGTAAAAATATTTCTATAGGTAAAACAGGGAAAGGAGTAAAACCTATTATATGTCCTACATTATTTGGTTTAGAATTCAAATCATTAACAGAAGCTAGTATTATATTAGGACTAAATAAGGGAAATATATGCGATGTTTTAAAAGGAAATAAAAACCATATTAAAGGTTTTACCTTTATTTATAAAGACTTTAGTTAACATCATTTGGCTCCCGCAGAGATTTTTATTAACTTCATCTCCCACGATTTGAATAATGTTTAATAAAATGAAAAATGGAAGAAAAGGGAATGAATGAAAAATTGGTTATGGGTTTAATAGAAACGGTATTGGGTAAGGGACGGTCTACCGCTCGAAACAATGCCGCCTTTAATTGTCCGTTTTGTCATCACTCTAAGCCTAAATTAGAAATCCAATTACATACTAATGAAAAAAGGGAAAACCCTTGGCATTGTTGGGTATGTGGTGAGAAAGGTAAAACATTGTTAGCGCTATTTAAAAAGGCCAAAGCCCCCGTTCACAAAATTCAAGATTTAAATCTACTAATTCAACCGGGGAAAAAGCAACAAACTACAACGGCTCAAATTTCCCTACCTAAGGAATTCATCCCTTTATCCAATACCCAGCCTCTTGATAATATAACAACTATTGAGGCCAAACATGCTTTAAAATTTCTGAGAAAACGAGGGGTTACTCAAGGCGACATATTAAAATATAATATTGGATTTTGCCCTAGCGGTAGTTTTGACCATCGCATCATAGTACCTTCTTATGATAACGCCGGTGACCTTAACTATTTCATATCCAGAACATACCTCCCAGATGATCCTCAGAAATATAAGAACCCTCCAGTTAATAAAAACATTATAGGATTTGAATATTACATCAATTGGAATGCTCCTATAATATTGGTTGAGGGTATATTTGATGCTTTAACCATTAAACGTAATGTAATTCCATTATTTGGTAAAGACATCCCAGAGTTATTAATGAAAAAAATAGTAAGTTCACAAGTACAAAAAGTATATATTGCCTTAGATGATGATGCCTTAAAAGAAGCAATTAAACATTGTGAAAAATTAATATCATATGGTAAAGAAGTTTATTTAGTGGAACTTGGTGGTAAAGATGCTAATGAAATAGGTTTTGAGAAATTTTTAGAAAACATCGAGAATACAGCACCGCTAACATTCTCCACATTAATAAGCAAAAAATTAGAATTATTATGATAGATAAAAATGCAAACATTATTAAGGATCCAAAGATCAAACGCATTGTAGAGTACAGTGAAGACAATAAACAAATTAACGTATTAGATCAACGTTTTTATAGACGTGACGGGAAATATTATCCTTCTGTGTCTAGTATCCTTAATTTTTTTCCTAAAAACCAATTTTTCCATTCTTGGTTAAAAGATGTAGGCCACAATAGCGACATTATTGCCTCTAAAGCAGCCGCTGAAGGTACTCAAGTACATAACGCCATTGATGATTTTTTAAATGGAAAAGAAATTAACTGGATTGATGAATGGGGTAATGCCAAATATTCTCTTGATGTTTGGAAAATGATTTTAAAATTCGCTGACTTTTGGAACACCCATAAACCTGAATTAGTAGCAACAGAATACCATTTATTCTCAGACGAACATGAATATGCTGGTACTACAGACATTATATGCCGTTTAAATGGACAGTTGTGGTTATTAGATAATAAAACATCTAATTCACTTCATACTTCATATGATTTACAATTAGCATCTTATGCTAAAGCATGGAATGAAACTCATAGTGAGAAAATTGAACGAACAGGCATATTATGGTTGAAAGCAGCCACTCGTGGTGAAGATAAAAGTGGTAAGAAAATTCAAGGTAAAGGATGGCAGTTAAAAGAAATAGATGATATTGATAATAACTTTGAAATGTTCCTCAACATATATAAAATTTATAAATTAGAAAACCCAGACGCCAAACCAGCAACCGAGCTATTACCTACTACTTGTAAAATTAACTCGGATTCGTAGATATTTATATGTAGCACTTACTACACATTAAATGAAAAAACAAGGACATATTTCGGATCACATGAGTTTACTTGATATAGCTAAAAAACATGGGGTCAAAGACAGTGAACTTAAATCGGAACTTAAAAAAGGTATAAAAGTAGAACAAGAGCATACTAGTAACGTTAAAACCGCTGCTAGGATTGCTCTTGATCATTTATTTGAAGACCCTAAATACTATACTAAATTAGCTAAACTTAAATTAGAAAATACTATTCTTAATGAATATACTGATAAAGTAGTTAATCAATTAGTTGACAAATTTAAACGAGAAGATTCTAATTTAAACCCCGATACTATTAAGTCTTATATTGAGCGTTTCTCTCAAATTAAAGATAGTCCTAATGTATCTGAAAAAGACATTTTTAAATATACTTGGACAGATTTAGAATCTATTATTGCTTCTAATCCTTCAAAACGAGTTAAAGCCGGTAAGATGAACGATGGTGAACCTAAGAGTGATGCCAATTTAATATATGATAAAAATGGGTTAAGAGTTTACGTAGGTAAAGATAAAAACTCATGTATTAAATATGGAAATGGATATAGTTTTTGTATTTCTGCTCGCGGTACTCGTAACATGTATACTAACTATAGATTTGAAAAATCAGGTACACCTTATTTTATATTTGATGATAATAAAACATCTGAACGGACAGCAAATGGAAACTTTGTAGATCCTACTCACTTAATAGTATTATTCACATATGAATCAAAAGATAAACCCCTAACTTATTCTATAACTACAGCTAATAATCCTGGGGAGATAGAATATTCTGATTTTAAATCTTTAGAGGAAAGATTCCCTAGATTTAAAGGTTTAGAACAATTATTTACCGGTGCCAAACCTGACCCTAGAGAAAAAAAGACATATGACCTTCAAGGCGAATATGATCTAGATTTATCTCACTTAATGCAAGACAATTTTCATTACATAAACCTTTCAGATAAATTCCCTGGTCGCTTTGATTCTATAGAATATGCTAATAAACATATTGATAATATTCTACAAGGCAAATATGATCTTTATAGATTCCGAGCAGATATTAAACCATCAGCGGATGAAGATGATTACATGTATAGATTAATACGACAATATAAATACACAACACCAGCAGATTATAAAAAAGAATATGACGAATTTCTTAATACAATATATAGCAGCTATGGTGGATATTATGATGATCATGATATATTAGGGGATTGGGCTATTACTACTAAAAAACTAGATCCATCAGATGTAGTTCCTGATTATAAAGAATATCTACAACAAGTTAAAGAACTAGTAGATAAGTACAGACGTGAATTATCCAAAGCTGGATTAATGAATGAAAATTCAGAATCTAAAGCTAAATTAAATAAAGATCTAGTTGAAGAGTTTATGAAACACGTTACTAAAGAACTTAAACTAGACTCATTACCTAAAATAAAATTCTCAGATGACTCTCAAGAAGCCGTTAAACATGGATCCTGGGGAGGATATCAAACAGGAGATAAATCTATTCGTATAGTAACAGCTAAACGACATCCTGCTGATATATTTAGAACATTAGCTCACGAATTAGTTCATTATAAACAAGACATTACTGGACGTTTACAAGCCGGTGATGGTAAAACAGGTAGTGATGTTGAGAATGAAGCTAATTCAAGAGCCGCTATTATTATGCGTAATTTTGCTCAAGCAAAACCTAGTTTATTTGAGCATTTAATTACTGAATTAAGTTATGGTTTGGAAAATGCTTTACCTTTTACTTATATTGGCATAAAATTTAATGAGTATATATTCAAAACAGATACAAATGAATATAAAGTAGCATTCAAACCAGATGGCGATAACATATACGAACGAGTATACC